TTTTTATGAAACAGAATATAGATATAAGTAAACTACCTGCTGACGTTCGAAAAACATTTAAACAAATGCAAGTTCTGCTCGCAGAAAAAAAGATACAGAACAAAGCTAAGAATGACTTTCTAAGTTTTGTCAAATGTGTATGGCCAGAATTTGTAGAGGGGTCCCATCACAGGCACATAGCAGAAAAATTTAATAAACTTGCAACAGGAGAAATTACAAGACTAATTGTAAACATGCCCCCTAGGCATACTAAATCTGAATTTGCATCTTACTTACTACCTGCGTGGATGGTGGGCCGTAATCCAAAACTCAAGATCATTCAAGCAACTCACACCGGAGAACTAGCAATTCGTTTTGGTCGTAAAGCCAAGAACTTAATTGACTCTGAAGAATACGCAAAGATATTTCAAACAAGACTGCAAGAAGATAGTAAAGCCGCTGGTAGGTGGGAAACAGCACAAGGTGGCGAATATTTCGCAGCAGGTGTCGGCGGTGCCATCACCGGACGGGGTGCTGACTTATTAATCATTGACGATCCACAT